GCATCGTCGCCGATGTTGTCGGGGTGTTGCAGTACGCCGCTCAATGTTGCGCCATTGCGGAACGTGCTAGCCGCGTGATGCTCGGTCGCCATGGCGGTGCCGAAACTTTCGCGCGCACGATAAAGCCGCGAGCGGCCGACAAAACCGTCGTCGCTGCGATCTCTCAGGTGCAGCACTTCGTCGGACAACAGCCGGCGCGTGCGGCTGGCCACCGGATCGTTGTAATCATAGACGAGGCGCCGCGTGCCGGGGATGCGCATCACGCCGACTGCATCGGGATGCATCGGCAGCAGCTCGACCGGCGCACCGCGGTCATCGAAGATTATTTCAGCGTAGGCATTGCCTCGCAGCAAACAATGCGCCGTCATCATTTCGATGAATTCACACGGCGTTTGCAGCGCGTTCGGCGCGCGAGAAAAAAGGCGGGCGATCGGATGCGCGTCGGAGGCTGAACGCACGCCCTCGCCCGCCATGCGGTACACCACAAGGGGCAGCGTGGCGACCGTTTCGGCAATGACCTGCACGCAAGCGAACACTGCGGCAAGATTTTCAGCCAGGTACGGCGACAGCGGGACGCCGGCGGCGGTTTCGATGCCCCACCAACCACGCATCAAGTCCCACGAGTACGGCGGCACCGGCAGGCTGCGCTTCTCGCCGAATATGCGGGACCAAAGGCTCATGTGACGCTGTCCAGGAAGCGCCGCGCCAGCGATGCTCTCAGATTCGCAACCCGTTGCGAATTTGGTCGCGCTCGTGCTTGCACAATTGTGCCTTCGTAGGCGGGCCAGGCCGACACAATGCTGATCTCATGCAGATCGACGGCGCGCAGCTCGCGGCGGTCGCCTTGCCATTCCTCGTCGCGGACATTGAAGGCGAATGATGCACCGCCGAGGTCGCCGCGCTCGGCCAGGGCCAATACATCATTGGCGAAACTGGTCGCCGGCAGATCCAGATCGAAATTCAGGCCGCGTGAATCCTCGGCGAGTCTTAATGTTTTGGTTTTAGTGCGGCCAAGCACACGGGCGGCGTCGTGATCGACCAGCGCCAAGATGTCCTTGCCTTCGGCCAGCGAATCGCGAAAGGCGCCGCTCGCAATCGTCTCGGTGTAATCCCTGATTCTGGCCTCGACGCCGAAAGTCGCTGCATAACCTTCCAACCGCCTGCCCTTGGCGCGCACCTCCAATTGCCCCGAGCGACGTTCAAAAAGCATCATCGCCTCACGTGGTGAGGACGTCGGCGGTCTTTGCAAATGCCTTCGGCTGCCGAACTGCAATGTCGGCGGTGAGCATCCCGCGAGTTTGAACGTTGCCCTTGGGATACGCGGTGCTCTCAAATGGATTGACCAAAAGGTCGAACGCCGACCAGTAGCCAATCAGGAGGTCAGACCAATTGCCGAAGATGATCGCCGAGCAGACACCGGTGCTGGTTCCCTTGGTGAGGTTCGACGGCACGTTGTTCGAAATAGCGAGCGGATAGCCCGCAAGCTCGGTTGCGCCCGGGTCGCTGACGATAAAGTTCGACGACGTGTCGGCCGTGCTTCGCAAAGTATTTGCGAGCTTTCCCAGGACCGGAGAGTTGGTGAGGAACCCGAGCGAGCCGGTCAAAGCATTGGCATTACCGACCGCCGTAACAAGCGCAATGATGTTGGCCCATGTTGGCGCGAGGCCGTTCGCGCCGCCCGGCACATCGGTCACGCCGCTCGTCGCCAAAATGCCGGTCGGCTGATTGGCGCCGCCACCCTGGATCGCCACCGCATCGAGCGCCCTGGCCAGCAATGCGGCAAAATCATCGCGTAGGATTTGCTCAATGTCCGGCGTCGATTGCAGGATCATGTTGCGGCTGACTTCGGTCAATGCGCCGACATGCTTCGGCGACAGCGTCACTTGATCGAATTGTTGATCGCTTGCGGTGATGGCCGAATTTTCCGCGACCCAGTAGCCGGTGGCACTCGCCTTCAATCGCGGAATTGCGACATTGCCGACAAGACCACTGAGCACGCGGGCGCCGAGAGCCTGTACTTTCATTTGAACGCGCAGAATGTCGATGAATTGGTCCGGCCGAAAATCGATCCCGATGATATTCGACCCAGGGCCGCCGGCCGGTAGCCCGGTAGTTACGACACGTTTTTCAAACACGCTCATCGGGCACAAAACGCCTTCTGATGAGCGTCCGTTGCGCCGCTCTAACTCGCGGGAAATTTCAAGCTCGCGCCCGGCGTCGACATTGAGGCCGGGAATTTGCGACGCAATCGCCGCGCGCAATGAGAATGATCGACAACGCTCCTCGAAATTTCCGTCGCCGCGACCGTGATGCAGGATCGCCGGCGCGCTGCGCTCGGCTTCGGCTAGATCGCGGGCCCGCTCGATCTTCTTGTCGAGACCGGCGAGCTCGACCTTGAGCTCTTGGTGGCGCTTGTCCTCATCCTTGCTGTAGTCGCGCTCTTCTTTCTCGGCGAGGTCATTGATCGCGCGCATCGCCGCGACCGTCGCGGCGCGGCTTTCCTGCAGCTCATGAAGCTTCATGGCCTTCATCTCCATCGGGCCGGTGTCCCGGCACAGGGTCGCGGTAGATGCATCTACCGCGGGGTGGCGCGCCTCACGGCGGGCCGAATACGAATCTACCACTAAATTGAAAGGCTTATAACGCCCCTGGTGGCGTAAACCGACCGTTTGGGCGGCGGGGTGCGGCTGGCCTGCCCCATCGCCATCAGAAGGGCCACCAGGCCATCGACGTGGCCTAGGGCACGCTTCTTGCTGACCTTGCGGTTGCCGGCTGGGTCCATTTCGATCGCCGCATTGCTGACCTGCCAACGCAAAATCGGATGGCCACCGTGGCGCAGTCGCTGGTCTAGCACCGCGGCCTCTAGACTTTGCACCGCCGGCGACATTGAAACATAGCCCTGGCCGAATTCGACCAGCGGCAGCTTGACGCCTTCCTCATCGCATTGCGCCGTAAACGTCTTGATGAAAGCTCGGTCGTAGGCAACCGCCTTCAAGTCATACTCGGCGTTGATCTCGGCGAGCCGGCGAATGATGGCTTTGAAATTGATGGCCTTGCCGGCCGTGCTTTCCAGCAAACCGGCATCGCGCCAGGCGCGATAGTGGCCGCCCTCCTTCCGGTCGCGATCAAGTAAGCCCTCGGCGGGCAGCCAAAAGAACGGTTTCACCGCGCCATTATGTGGCCAATACAAAACGAGCGCGCTCATGTCCGTGGTCGTGGATAGGTCGAGGCCTGCGTAACATGGTTGACCCGCGATCGCGTCGGCCGGACCGGCGCAGCTCATCCAATCTCCGTCGGCAATAAATTGTACCGTGGCGTCGACTCGGCGATTCAATCGCAGATTTTCGAACTTGCTGCGAAAGCTCGGCAACCGCTTGGCCTGCTCGGCGGTCGCTCGGAATTCGGCGAGGTCGAGAAATTTCCCCAAGGCTTCATTGCAGGCAAACCAGGTCGACTCATCGAATATATCGGCATCGGGCGGCGCACAGGTGAGCTGCACGTAGACTGACGGATCAGTGCCGGTCGCGGCGTCGTCGATCATTTGCGACAACGGATGTTGATCGTTTGCCGCTTGCGTCGAGATAATCACGCCAAGGCTTTCGCGGCGCTTGCCCATGGCGGTGCGCAAATTATCGAGCAGATCCGTATTCGGAGCTCTCGCGAATTCGTCATAGATCCAAAGTGAAGGCGACAGACCGTGCGCGCGCTTGTCGTCCGCCGACAGCGACTCGTATACGGAGCCGGCGCCGTCGCCCTCCATCACTTCAATGACCTTGCCGTACCGCTGAACGTTGCAGCGGGCCGCGAAGTCAGGCACCGCCTCGACGATCGCCTTCATCTCCGCGAAGATCAAAGCGGCCTGCAATTTGTTATAGGCGCACGAATAGATTTCGCCGCGCGGTTCACATTCGGTGCCGAGCAAATGACACAGCGCCAGGCCTGCCAACAAGCCGGTCTTGCCGTTGCCGCGCGGCTCGCTCTTAATCGCAAGGCGGATCCTGCGGCGACCATCCTTCGAAGTGCGGCCATAAATGGCCCGCACGAACCTGCGCTGGCCCGGCAACAGCTTCATTTTCTTGCCGGCATAGATTCCCTTGGTGATCGGCAGGGTTTCAAGGAACGCGAGAACGCGATCGACGCGCTTCAACCCGGGCTTGCGCCAGATCATCGGCGCATTGCGGGGCTTCGTGCGGGGTTTATTCGCCTTCTTTCTGCGGTCTTGCGGGCCGTGCAGCGACGTCAATTTTCTACCTACTCAGTTTTGTTGACCGCGCGCGGTCATTCGTGTTCGGGCCAACCAAGCGAACTCCCCATCGGTCAGGATCTATCGGCGAACCATCCACGTTGCAGCCCGTCATAAATCCATCCCTCCTTCGCGTGCCGTCGGGGCGTTCCTTCAATGCGTTGTCATGATAGCGGCACAGCGAGCGCAGGTTGCTCAACGTGTCGGCGCCGCCAGCCTGCCGGCTCACAATGTGATCGACCACGACGGCGCGCTGCCCACAGCCAGGCACCACACAGCGATAGCCGTCGCGCTTCAGTGCCGCGGCTCGCAGCTTCAGCCAATGCGGGGTGCGATAGTATGGATTATAGGGCATCGGGCACCGGTCAGGAGTTCCAACCTACTGCATGATGTGTCCGCACCTCTGGCGGTCCATCAAGCTCGTCGCCCGAACGCGTTGTGCGCGTTTTGTGTCACTTTGTGCTTGCGGGCTTTGGCAGCCAAGAAAGCCCGATGGAACGGGGGTTTTCGAGCGGTTATTTGGGTCAAACACAAAAAAATGCGCCCCTCGATAGGGCGCGCGAAAAGTGTAGGTTTTCTGCGGGTTTCTTGAGCGTCTTGGCAAAGACTGACGATAGCTCGAGCCAATGCCACTCATTCAATGTTTACAGCAGTTTTAGCTGCAAATTGTGCTTGGGCTGTGTTTTGCGGGCCAAGTGTGGGTTAAGTTTTATCTTGCGGTTCAGTGGGTTATTGGCATTCTCTTTGTGTCGCGATTGGAGTGCCCGATGCACCACGGAATAGCCGCATCCGACCATCCTGGCGATGTCAAAGCTCTGATATTTCTGGCCATGCAGAGCGAGGATCTTCTCGTCACGTAAACGGGCGACGATCACTTTTGGCGTTGGAAGTTTCACACGCTCGAACTCGGCGAGCACGTATGCCTGCCCGGATAATCGCCTCCGTTTTCCCGGCTCCAACTGCGGCACGATCTCTCGGTATGCATCCGGAATCGACATGCCGTTCACCAACATCATGATGAACGGTTCGACCCATGGCTTGGCAATTTCTGGAACGTGGATTGGACAAGTCGGCGGTTCGATTTCCTGGCCTTTCATCTCGACATCGGATTCGAAACATCCCTCCGGCGCAGGCAATGCGAGCGGCTCCCTGATTTGGATAGGTCGAACTGACGACGGTGCATCGATTTCAACGGCAGGATTCAACCAGTCCGGCATTTCCAAGAATTTCTCCCGCGCCTCCGGATCGTCCAGACAATGGCCGTAAACGTCGAGCGTCATCGACGCGTTCTTGTGGCCAAGCCATTTTGCAACTTGATGCACGTCGCCGCCGGTCGCCTTCATCCAATGGCTCGCACACCAGTGACGAAGTGCGTGGTAGGAGAATTTTGGGAGCCTACGCCCGTTCGTACTCAGCTTTGCGTCCGGCTTCACGAGGCCGCACTCATTCATGACCTCGTTGAACCACGACGACACCATGCCGGGGCTCAGGTAATCCATATCACGCGATCGCAGCACTGATCCGACGCACTTGCCGTATAACTGCTTATAAATCACGGCATGTTCGTTGATGATTTCACGCGCCCGAGGCGTTATTGGCACCTTTCGATAACCGGATTCCGTTTTCGGTCCCTTGCGACCGGCCACGCGGGCTATCGATTCCTTGATTTCGATTTCGCCAGTATCGGGATCGATAGAATCCCATCGAAGCCCGGAAACCTCCCCGGCTCGCATCCCGCAACTAGCACCCAAGAGCACGAGCACACGAAGGCCGGACCATTTCGATCTTGAATTCTTGAGCGGCCTCGGCTCGGTCAGATATTTGCGGAGTGCCTCCAAATCGGATCGATCGGGTATATCGGCGCGTTTGGTGGGCTTGCCCGGAACATTCACCTTTCTCGCTACTAGCGGATTCGCGCGAAGCATGTCGCGTTCAACGGCATGGTCCAGGATCATTTTGAATACCATGAACCGGCCGGAGACCGTGTGGAAAGCAAATTTCTCGCTTTGCTCTATCACCCAATCATCGACCTCCCGGCTTGTAATGGACTCAAGCCGGCGATCGCCAAACTTGGGTTTGAGATAGACGTCAACAACAATGCGGTAATGCCTCAAAGTATCGGGACTGAAACTTCGATCCTTTGCGCGGACAAGCTGTTCGCGTCTCTTTAGGAAGCTATCAGCGGCATCGTTGAACGTGTAGCGACCAGCGCCCTTCTCCTTCAGTTCATCCAGCCGCTTGTTTTCCCGCTGCGCGAATTCCTCCGCGTGCCGCCAATTATTAAACCATTGCTTGCGGCGGTGTGGATCTCGCCAGGTTGCTTGAATCCGCCATTCGGCTTTGTACGGAACCTCCTTCAACAGGAGAGCTCCGACCCGCATAGGTTTGCGGCCGGTCGGCTTTGCAATAAAACCGCGTTTGCGCGCGCGCTTGGTCGGGGTGATATTTATAGACTCGGTCATGACATGCGCCCTCCTATGGCGCTGTTCGTGGCAAGTGCCGGCGGGTCGTTCAGGCGGCCCGCCGGTGCGCATTTATAATAATGCGTTAACCGTTGCGTGGCCACTGTTGCTCGCGCCACAAGGCGATTCACGGAGCAACGGACATGGGATTGAGCTTAGGCGAGGCCGCAACGGCCACGGGTTTGAACAAGACAACGATACTGCGAAGCATCCGCGCGGGCCGGTTATCCGCGACCCAAGATGGTTTGGGCCGCTGGTGTATCGAGCCCGCCGAATTGCATCGCCTCTATCCGCCCGCCAGCGAGCAACAGAACGCAGGCCACAGCACGAGTCACCACGCAATGGTCGTGGACGTGCTCGAGCAACAGATCGCGATGCTCAAAGAAACGGTCGCCGACGTGAAGGCCGACCGCGATCATTGGCGCGACCAGGCCATGACGGCACTGCGCCAGTTGTCGGGACCGCCATCAGTAATCCCGATGCCAGCGCCAGCCGATACGGCGCGCGCGCCGAGCTCCTGGTGGCCGTGGCGGAAATCCGCGTGACAGAATCATGCAAATCAGTCTAAGGCGCTGAATTGAGTGTGTCGGCGCATTCCGCGCTGACCAAACAAAGAAGGGGTATCTCAACAAAAGCAAAAGCCCCACGTCGCAAGCGCAGGGCTTTTAGAAAAGGGCATTCGCACAAAAGCGAATCCCTCTTCCCGCAAATTGTAGCCAGTGTCAACGGGAATGTTTTTCCCGTCATGGCGGAGCTGTGTCTTGTGGGGATGCCCCGAGAGAAGGGGCCACGAATGGAATCCTATTATCGGGCGCAACTGCGGCTGGCGATCGGCGGCGAGGCCTTCGACGCTATTCCAGACCGGGAAGAGCGGAAGCTTAGGCCGTTGCGCGTGCGTGGCGTGCAGCGCCGACCAAGGATCGAGGCGCGGCAGCGAATGATTCTCGGCGGGTTCGTGCCGGCAAAGGTCGCGGCCGGCTATACCGTCGCCCAGATCGCGGTGCTGTATGTGATTGCCGTCGAGCACCAGCGCCACGGCTGTTGCAAACTCACTGTCGGCCGGATTGCGTATCTGGCCCAGTGTTGCGAGACCGTTGTGCACAACACCTTCCGGCAGGCGACGCGCCTGGGCGATCTCCAAATCAAACATCGTCGGGTAAGCCGGTATTACAGCTTGCCGAATGTCATCATGATCATGAATCGAACTTGGCTGGCTTGGCTGCGCCTTGGACCGCGGCGATCTCGTCCGTGGGGCGAGGGCGGTATACCGGAGCACAAGGATAAGGGTGCATCGATGTGCAGCGGCACCGGGCTACAACAATTTAATAGCTATCCGAACAATGGGGCCGGGACGCCTCGACCCAGGTTGTAGGGCCGCGCGAGTCATTAGGAAGGCCGCTGGCGAGTTATTTCAGGGCGGCCGCTACCTCCGTACCCCTCGAAAAACCCGCGACAGTTGAGTCGCGGTTTCTCAAGTTGTGAACTGGCCACGGCGATTAACGACGAGGATTAGGCCCTCGGCCGGCGCCGGCTTGGCATCATTGGATCGGCCGCCCTTGTCGAGTAGCCGCGGTCGCCAAGAGGCGGCGAACGAGCTGGCATAATTCGAGCGACATTTCAGGCCGCAAAAGCGTTGCGGTTTCTTGCCGGTGTAATCGAGCGCCTGGAACGCGCGCTGGCACCATTCACAGAGGCGGATTGGCCCTTTTTCCCGAGCCGCAATGCGGGCCGCCGCCACGCGCAGCCGGTCGGCCTCGCGGCGTTCGGACTTATAACGAAAATCTTTCGCCGCCTTGCGACAAGCCTGCGAACAATAGGCTTGATCCAATCGGGCCTCGCACGGAATCGGCGCCCCGCATTCCGGATTAGCGCAGAAAATCCTGGGCTCGTGACCCGTATATTCGCGCTGACCTTCAAGCCAAGTTGGGTACCGTGCGCCGAGCCGGTTGAGCGCACGATCCACGATGCCGGCGGCGGTCAGATCGGCGATGAGCCACGGCCAGCCGCTCAAACAAAAGGTGCTCCGAATGCCGTGGCGGGTTGCCGCCGATCGCGCGAACACTGTTGGCTCCCCGCGCCGCAAGACGTCCGTCACCTTGGCGATCAGCGCCTTTTGACGATCCTTCGTGAGCCGAAATTTCGGTTTGGTTTTCCGGGCCGGCGACCTGGGCGGCAGTTTCCAAAGCACGTCATCACCGGACTCGGCCGTCGCGATAGGGTTGCAGCAACAGAATCACCTCGGGCGGCAGATCGTCCGCGGCGGCGAACGGGCTCTGTCCATACTGGATGCTGAGGTCGCCATGTTGCACGCCGCGGACTGCTGGGTTTGTTTGTGACCTGATGCGGAACAGGCCGACCAGCACGATGCAGGCGCGCTCGATCGCCGGCGGTAGCATTATGAACCCGGTGGCGTTGGAAAAGCCGGCGCTATAGGTGACAACGACTTTGCCGACCGGCCAGTGCGCCGGATAATCGTTTGATAGCCGCAAGACGGTGCCGATGTCGGGATTAACCTGGGCGTCGGTAATGCCGGCGGTGTCGGTGGTCAGCGTGAGATCGTTCTCAACGACCTCGATGAGCTCGGCGACCGGGTATTGCGCCAGCACCAGCTCGCGCCGCCAATGGCCGTTGTAAAAACTTTCCTTGTACGTCTGCGCCGGGAATATCCGCTTGCAATAGCGCGCGATCACGTCGGAAGCGCCGGCGATCCAGGCGGCAATGATCGGGTCTTCATCGCCGCTGGTAATGTCATATTCGTTTTTCACCGCGTCGATAGTCGTCAAATCGAAACTGTCGGCGGGCACGATAACCTCAAGCATTGGCCGCCGCTCCTCCGCCGCGATCGGCGATCGGTTGGCCGGTTTGCTCGCTCACCATATTCGCCGGTCTTAGGAATTCGTCGCCGCCCGGATCAGTGCGCCTATTGAGTTTTTCAAAGGCCCGGATCTCGTTGGCGTTGGCGCCGCCGATCTCGCGCATGATGCGATAGCTCTGCCACCTTGTGAGCATGTCGCCGCGGGTCAATTCGTCCATATCGAATTCAACGTGGATCGTGCGCCGGCCTTCGTCGCTCAGTAAGCTGTGCTCAATCGTGCTCTCCCATTTTGTGGCCCAAGGTCGCACGCAATGGGTCGCAAACATTCTGTTCAATTCGACGACGCTGGAGAGATTGCCCTTTTCCTGCACGCCCAACACCGGCAAAGGCACGCGATAGATGCGCGCGATGTCTTCGACGCCGAACTTGCGGCTGGCCAGCAGCTCGGCGTCTTGCGGCGCGACCGAGATCGCCTCCCATTTCAAACCTTCTTCCAAAATGGCGACGCGGCCGGCGTTGTGACTGCCCTTGTGCAAGTCTTCAAAACTGGTGCGCAGCCGTTGCGCCGCATCGTCGCCGATGTTGTCGGGGTGTTGCAGTACGCCGCTCAATGTTGCGCCATTGCGGAACGTGCTAGCCGCGTGATGCTCGGTCGCCATGGCGGTACCGAAACT